CAGGTGGTGGTAAAAGTTATGCAATGATAGTAGACCCTCTACGATACGCACACCGACCTGCACACCGAGCTCTTATACTAAGACGTTCTATGCCAGAACTTCGAGAGATGATTGACAAGTCTCGTGAGCTTTATCCTCAAGCATTTCCGGGAGCTAAGTTTAGAGAGGTTGAGAAGCTTTGGAACTTTCCTTCAGGAGCGAAAGTAGAGTTCGGCTTCCTAGAAAGAGATGCAGATGTATATCGTTATCAAGGACAAGCATATAGTTGGATAGGCTTCGATGAAATTACACACCTACCTACAGAGTTTTCATGGAACTACTTAGCCTCTCGTTTAAGAACTACAGACTCTAGTATTAAAACTTATTTACGTTGCACTGCCAACCCCGGTGGTGTTGGTTCTCATTGGGTTAAAAAGCGTTACATAGAACCTTACGACTCTAATAAAAGTTTTTTAGGTAAAGACGGACTTACTAGAAAGTTTATTCCTGCAAAACTAATAGACAATCCATACTTAGCTAAAGATGGTATCTATGAGCAGATGCTTAAATCGTTACCTCCTCTACAACGTAAACAACTCTTAGAAGGTAATTGGGATGTAGCTGAAGGAGCTGCATTTGTAGAATTTGACCCAACTGTACATGTAATTACTCCATTTGAACTTCCTATTGTTTGGGAAAGACTAAAAGGCATTGACTATGGTTATGCTTCAGAGAGTTGTTGTTTATGGGGAATACTAGATATAAATGACAATACTTTGATTATTTATCGCGAATTGTATCGAAAAGGCTTGACAGGTGAGGAATTAGGGGCTATAATAACCGATATGGAGATAGAAGACCCTTTTTCCATAAATGGTGTATTAGATACTGCAGCATGGGCTAACACAGGTACAACTGGTCCAACTGTAGGTGAAGCATTACTAAGAGCCGGACATAAGCTTAGAAGAGCAGATAAAAATAGAGTGCAAGGTAAAATACAAATACACGAATATTTAAAAATTAGAGAAAGTGGCAGACCAAAGTTACAGATATTTAATACGTGTCCTAACTTGATAAGAGAATTACAAAGTATTCCTCTGTCAAAAACTAACCCTGAAGATGTGGATACACATGCTTCGGACCACGCATATGATGCATTGCGTTATATGATAATGAGTCGACCTCGAATGGAAAATCCATTAGAGCGTTTACGAGGTTTTAAACGAGAAATGTTTATGCCGGCAGACTCAGACTTTGGATACTAAGTATGGCAGAAGAAAATACATTTTTAACCTCTGACAATATCTATGTAGATGTTGAAGGAGAATCTGGAAAAACTTTAGACTTAGAGTTTGACCAGAAGTTAAATTTAGTTGGGCTTATTAATAGTCGCTATGCTAAAGCAGAAGATGCTAGAGAAACTGATGAACGAAGATGGTTAAAAGCTTACGAAAACTATAGAGGGCTTTATAAAAAATCAGTCAAGTTTAGAGACTCAGAAAAATCTAGAGTTTTTGTTAAGATAACTAAAACAAAAGTATTAGCAGCCTTTGGACAATTAGTTGATGTTATATTTGGAACCGGTAAGTTTCCGATAGGTATAGCAGAAACTAAACTTCCTGAAGGTGAAAAAGAAAATGCACACCTTAACCCACAAAATCCTACCCCTAGTTTAGAAATAAACGAAGATAATTTAGGTAATGTTGTAGGTGACCCATTCGATGTAGGATACGAAGGAGATGGTCGTACATTACCTGCAGGTGCTACGTATCCAAAAGTAGAAAGCATTGAACAAAAAGCTGATGAAATGTTAGCTGATGGTTTTAGTGCTATTCCTGAAATCCCTGAAATAAGTCCTGCAGAAAAAGCTGCAAGGCGAATGGAAAAATTAATCCATGACCAAATAGAAGAATCAAATGGTTCTTCAGAAATACGAAATGCTTTACTAGAAGCAGCCTTATTAGGAACAGGTATTGTTAAAGGACCATTTAACTTTAATAAGAAACTACACAATTGGTCTTCGGAAGGAGGAAATAGAAACTATCAACCTGTTGAGGTTCGAGTGCCTCGTATTGAGTTTGTAAGTTGTTGGGATTTTTATCCGGACCCTGCAGCTACAAATGTAGAAGAATGTGAATATGTAATTCATAGACACAAAATGAATAAAAGTCAATTAAGGCAATTAAGAAATATGCCTTATTTTGATGAAGAGGCTATTCGTAGTTGTATCCAAATGGGAGCTAACTACATAGAAAAAGATTTTGAAAGTCAACTTAAAGATGATACAAGAGAAGATGACTACGGAACTAACTTTGAAGTTTTAGAATATTGGGGCATTATGGATGCTGAATATGCTAGAGAGGTCGGAATAGATTTAGATGATTCTGTTGATGACCTAGACGAAGTACAAATTAATGCATGGGTATGTGGAGACAAATTGCTAAGAGCAGTTATTAATCCATTTACTCCATACCGCATACCTTACAATGCATTCCCATATGAAAGAAATCCATATAACTTCTTTGGTATTGGAGTTGCAGAGAACATGGATGATTCTCAACAGATAATGAATGGACATGCTAGAATGGCTATTGATAATTTAGCACTCGCAGGTTCTCTTGTTTTTGATGTTGATGAGTCTGCTTTAGTAGGTGGACAATCAATGGAAGTATACCCCGGAAAAGTCTTTAGAAGACAAGCAGGGATGCCGGGACAGTCAATATATGGCTTAAAGTTTCCGAATACTGCTCCAGAAAACATGATGATGTTTGACAAGTTTAGACAACTTGCAGACGAACAAACAGGCATACCTAGTTACTCTCACGGGCAAACAGGTGTTCAAAGTATGACAAGGACTGCTTCAGGTATGTCCATGTTATTAGGGGCTTCTAGTTTAAACATAAAGACTGTGATAAAAAATCTTGATGACTTTTTATTAAAGCCTTTAGGAGAATCGTATTTCCAATGGAACATGCAATTCTTTGAAGGTGGTCTTGATGTTAAAGGTGATTTAGAAGTTAGAGCTACAGGAACCAATAGCTTAATGCAAAAAGAAGTTAGAAGCCAAAGGCTAACTATGTTCTTACAAACTGCACAAAGTCCGGCTATTGCTCCTTTTGTTAAGATTTCTAAACTCGTAAGTGAATTAGCCTATAGCTTAGATTTAGACCCTGATGAAATACTCAATGACCCTGAAGAAGCAGCTATCATGGCTCAAATTATAGGAATGCAAAATGCTAACCAAACAACAGGCGAAGAAACTAACCCCGGTGGTCCACAACCCGCAGGTGTGGGAGGCTCTGAAGGAGCACCTCAATCAGCTCAAAACCTTGGACCAACAGGCACTGGTGGTGGCAACATCGGAACAGGAAATGTTCCGGCTGCAGGGGAAACTACGTTCTCTGGTACACCTAGAGCAGTTGGAGGAACAGGTCAAGGAAGCCCTGAATAGAAGAGAAGATTAATATGGCTAAGAAAAAATTAACAGATTTAACAGGTGATGGGAAAATTACTCAAGCCGATGTGCTAAAAGGAAGAGGGGTATTTCAAGAAGGGGGTGACGTAGACACTCAAATGGAAATGATGCTCGGAGGAGTTGAAGAGGTTCAAGAAGAACCTATGCTTCCTGACGAAGAAATGGAAGAAGATTATGTTGACTATGTTGTAGAAGAAACATTGTCAGACGAAGATACGAATTATTTATTAAACGCTCTCGAAAAAGACGCTAAGCTAAGTGAACTTTTTGACCAAGTAGTCGAGAGCGCAACAGAATTTACAGGTTCTGGAACTGTAGAAGGTCCCGGAACTGGTAGGTCCGATTCGATACCCGCAAGGTTATCGGATGGTGAGTTTGTCTTTACTGCTAAAGCGACTGAAGAAATCGGAGCTGACAATTTAATGTCAATGATGAAAGAAGCAGAACGTGAAGCAAGTGAAAGACAACAAGCTCAAGAAGGTGGGCTAATAGAAGAGGAAGAAACTGTTAAAATGCCGGTTGAAAAATCGCAACAACAGGATATAAGAGTTCAAAAAGAAACTGTTGGAGCTCGTGCAGGAATGCAAGAGCAATCGGAACTAGTTGATGATGAACTTAAAAAATCTATGCTTTCTACTAGACCTTACGTAAGGAGCTAACAACCGATAGAGCTACCCTAGGCATAGGCACTTTATCACAATAATAACCGAAAGGCTACCTTTACAAGACAAGCCCTGCAAGTGCACACGCAGCTACCTTGTTAAACGAAGCCCTGAGTAGGAGAAAAGAAAATGACTGAACAAGTCTTACAAGAGGAAAATAATCAAGCAAATCCTTATAATAAAAATAAAGCTTGGCATAAAGGAGACGATAAACCTTTTGTTTCATCAGAGAGTTTATTTTACGGAAATGCTCCAGAGCAATCTGAAGTAGAAGATGTAGAAGAAATAGAAGCAGTTTCAAATACGGAAGAAAAACCATATAAGAAGCCGGACTATAAAAAACGCTATGATGATTTAAAAAAACATTACGATAGTAAACTTAATGAGTTCAAAAGTCGAGAACAAGAGTTACTGGATGAAGCTACTAAAAATAGAACTGAATACAGAGCTCCTAAAACTGAAGACGAGTTAGAACAATTTAAGAAAGAATATCCTGATGTGTATGAAGTCGTAGAGACTGTTGCTCATCTACAAAGCGAATCTAAGGCAAAAGTTCTAGAAGAACGTCTTAGTAAACTCCAAGAACGAGAGCAAGATTTAATACGACAAGATGCAGAAAAAAGGTTGATTGAAAAACATCCTGATTTTGAAAATATCAGAAACAGTGATGAGTTTCATGGGTGGGCAACACAGCAACCACAGTCTATCCAAGATTGGGTATACAGTAATAGCGATGATGCCGACTTAGCTTCAAGAGCCCTTGATTTATTTAAAAGGGATTTAGGATTAGATGTTTCTCAAGTAACAGAGTCATCTTCTAAACCAACGACTCAATCGGCTGCTGATTTAGTTTCTACGAAAACAACAAGTGTAGAACCTAGACAGGAAAAGATTTGGTCTGAAAAGGAGATTGCTGCATTGAGTATGGATGAATTTGATAGATATGAACAAGAAATCAGTTTAGCCATGCAAGAAGGCAGAATCACAAAATAAACTATAACTAACTTAAAGGAGAAAAACCATGGCTCAATTTTTTGAACCGGGAACTGATACCAATGCAAACTTTGCAAACTCCGTAAGTGGACAGACTAATAGTTTCTTTTTACCTTCGGTTTACTCTAAAAAGGTTTTAAACTTTTTTAGAAAAGCCTCGGTAGTTGAAGCTATTACGAACACCGACTATGCCGGTGAGATTTCCGCTTTCGGAGATTCTGTAAAGATTATTAAAGAGCCAGTAATTTCTGTATCTTCGTATACAAGAAATTCTGACACAACTGAAACTAGACTAACTGACCAAGAGCTTTCTTTGGTAGTTGACCAAGCTAATGCTTTCAAATTCATCGTAGATGATATTGAAACTAATATGTCTCACGTCAACTTCAAAGAGGTTGCTACTTCATCAGCCGCTTACTCATTGAAAGATGCGTATGATGCTGCTGTAATAGCTGAGATGTTTGCCGGAGTTTCTTCATCATCTCCAGACCATATTATAGGTTCTGACAGTGCTACTGCTGATGCTACTTTAGCTCACGCAACTAACTCTGTTGACCTACTTGGTTCTGACGGAACTGGTGTTGATGCTCTAGACCTTATGGCTAGAATGGCTAGATTACTAGACGACCAAAATATACCTGAAGAAGGTAGATGGTTTGTTGCACCTCCTTCGTTCTACGAAGAGTTGTCACAGTCTGGTTCTAAACTTCTATCTGTTGACTTCAATGCAGGTCAAGGCTCAATCAGAAATGGCTTAGTATCAACTGGAAAACTACGTGGGTTTGACATGTACAAATCTAATAACATTGCTGCTACAAGTAATGCTAGTGGAAAAGTACTTGCAGGACACATGAGTTCTACAGCTACTGCTCAAACTATTCTTTCAACTGAAGTATTAAGAGACCCAACTTCATTTGGTGACATAGTTCGTGGATTGCATGTATACGGAGCAAACGTCCTTAGAGACGATGCTTTAGTATCTGCTTTTTACGTAGTAGACTAATACAAAAAACCGGAGGGGTCTGAGGACCTCTCCACCTTTTAAGGGAGATATAAATGTACGGAACAAAAAGAACAAAAAAAATGTATGGTGGAATGGCTAGAAAAAAGAAAGGTCATGGTGGACGTATGATGTACAAAGATGGTGGAATGCCTAAAGCCAAACCTTGCTAAGATGAAAGTTAAAGCTCCTAAAGGCTACCATTGGATGAAAGATGGTAAAGAACATAAATTAATGAAGCATACTGGTAAGTTTGTTAAACATAAAGGTGCAAGTCTTACTGCTAACTTTACAATTCAAAAGCAACATAAAAAATAATGGCAACAACATTTCTTACATTAACTAATGATGTTCTTAGAGAACTTAATGAAATTGAATTAACTTCGTCTACGTTTGCTACTGCAACAGGAATTCAAAACTTTGTTAAAAATTCTATAAACAAATCTTTAAACGACATTGCAAATGAAGAGCCTCAGCTTCCTTTTTTTGCAGTTGCTCCTAGTGGAGAAACAGACCCTTTTTATGGAAATGTTACTGTCGCAAGTGTTGCCGGAACTAGATGGTACACTTTAAAGTCTGGCAGTTCTAGTATCACTACAGACTATTCATCCGTTGATTGGGATGATTTTTACTTAACAACAATAAATGTAAGCGGAGAAACAGCACCTTATGTTTCTACAGGTTTAGAATTTATTACATTAGAAGATTGGACAAGATATTTTAGAGATTCAGAAAATTCAGATGATGCAGATTCTCAAAATCATGGAGAACCTAAATATGTTATTCGTAGCCCGGACCATCGTAAGTTTGGATTAAGTCCTTTACCTGATAAAGTTTATAATGTGCATTTTTATGCATATAGTGCACCTACTCCTTTATCAGCTTATAGTGATGAGATAGTATTTCCGGACCAGTACTCTAATGTAATCACTGCTAAA